CAGGAATACTTTGGAACCGATTAAAAGATACAAGACAGTAGAATTTAATCTAGGGTCTAGGATTCAAATTGGACAATACTTGCAAGAGTTCGGCTGGAAACCAGAGAAATTCACAGAACATGGTAGACCTATTGTAGATGAGAAAGTATTGATGGGCGTAAAAGGAATACCAGAGGCGGCTCTGATTGCCGAGTATCTTCTGGTGCAGAAACGAATTGCTCAAGTAGATTCCTGGTTAGACGCGATTGATGAGGAGGATGGCAGGGTACATGGGTTTATCAAATCTACTGGTGCAATCACTGGCAGAATGACGCACATGAAACCTAACATGGCTCAAGTTCCTAATGTTGCGTCACCTTATGGTAAGGAGTGTAGGGAATGTTGGACATCTGAAAAAGGGTACAAACTTGTGGGCATAGATGCAAGCGGATTAGAATTAAGGATGCTTGCTCACTATATGAAAGATGAGGATTATATTAATGAAATCATTAACGGAGACATACACACCACTAATCAAAAACTTGCAGGACTTGAATCAAGAAATCAGGCGAAGACATTTATCTATGCGCTCATCTACGGTGCAGGAAATAAGAAAATTGGACAAGTGGTTGGAGGAAGTGCAGAAGATGGAGAAAGACTTAAACGACATTTCCTACATAATCTCGTTTCATTTGAGGCTCTCAAAAGACGAGTGTCAGCGGCGGCTGGACGAGGCTACCTCAAAGGATTAGACGGAAGAAAGATACTTATTCGTAGCGAGTATGCAGCACTGAATACCTTATTGCAAAGTGCTGGCGCAATTGCCATGAAGGAAGCATTGGTGCAGTTTGATAAGCGCATTAGGGAAAAGAATTACGATGCCAAGTTTGTTGCTAATGTCCATGATGAATGGCAACTGGAAGTAAGAGCAGACCAAGCAGATGATGTTGGAAGGTGGGGAGTAGAGTGTATTCGTAACGCAGGAAAAGCCTTTCAGCTTATGTGTCCGTTGGACGGGGAGTATAGCATAGGAGATAATTGGAGTGAAACACATTAAACAATTAACTCTAGAAGGATTTGACTTAAAGATTGAAATAAGTCCCGAAGATAAAAAAGATCTTTCTGATTGCGCTCTTTTCTTTAAAGGAGAAGGCCAAAGAATACAAGACTTAAATCGTACATCAGAATTTTTAGCTTCGTTACCAAGAGGAAAATATACGGTGTATAAAACTGGAGGAGAACACCTCCTACCTATTTATAAAGGCAGAGCTGATTTTCCTTTTATACTTCAAAATTATAAAAAGTTTATACTATCCCCTACATTTAGTAGAAGCGTTTATCCTTGTTATAATTTAGAAGGAGACGGAAGAACTAAAGATTATAGAAATGTGAGGAGAGCGTATTGCCATAGAATATTTGCTATGGCCTTTATAAAATGTCACAGCCTTAGTAAGGCTAATACTGTAGATCATATTAATGAGGACAAGCTGGATTATTCTGTTAAAAATTTACAGTGGGTATCTACAGTTGAGAATAATTCCCGTATATCAAACACGGCAGATAGTAAAGGAAAGAGATACAAAATAACTTCTAGTGAAACTTATTTATAACAGGAGAAGCACAGTGAAAATTACTAAGACAAGTCAGAACGCACATATTTTAAAACGCCTACAAACAGGCAGAACACTTTCGCCTATCGAAGCTTTGATAGATTTCAGATGCTTCCGACTAGCTGCCAGGATTAATGAGTTGAGAAACAAAGGATACAACATAGTAACCCACAAGGACAACGATTACGCCGTGTATTCGTTGAATGAATAATGAAAAAGGTTGAACATTGTGACAGTAGAAAAGGAGACTTGGCTGAATTTTATGCAGTCACTTGGTTATGGGATCGCGGATACGAAGTATTTAAAAACTGTGGCTGTACAGGGGCCGTTGACTTAATTGCTATGAATAAGACAGGAGACATTAAACTCATAGATGTTAAGTCTTTTGTGCCTCAACAAAGACCGGAAGGAATGAAAGGGCCTTTATCAAAATCTAAGACCCGTTCCCCTAAGCAGAAGAAAATAGGTGTTCAGCTTCTTGGATTTAATCCTGAAAACAGGAAACTTCGATTCATAAAGCATCAAGAGGATCAAGACAATGCCACAAAGTAAAAATTTAACAACTGTTGTAAGTGATATATACGAAACTCTTTCTTGTTTGTGTGATTCAGAAGAGTTACAAATTCCAGACGAACATATTGAAGAGTTCGGTGAACGAATAAAAGGAGTATTAAAGGACTGGTCTAAGCCTCACAAGGACAGGACTAATCTTCGTATGTCCATTATTGGTAGGCCCATGCGTAGACTGTGGTATGATTTAAAGAATGGAAATCTTGCCCATAACAGAAGCCATCCTTCTGTCTTTATTAAATTCCTGTATGGACACATCTTAGAAGAGCTTGTTCTGCTATTAGTAAAGCTGGCAGGACATAAGGTAGAAGATGAGCAAAAGGAAATTTCTGTGGACGGCGTTAAGGGACACATGGATTGTAAAATTGACGGGGAAGTAGTGGACATTAAGACCGCTTCTTCATTTGCGTTTAAGAAGTTTGAAAACGGAACGCTGCATGACGATGATCCTTTTGGGTACATGGCACAGTTAGCTGGATATGAAGCTGCTGAAGGAACAGAGGATGGCGGGTTCTTAGCCATGAACAAAGAAAGCGGAGAGCTTGCTCTGTACCAACCAGGACCTTTTGTAAAAATTAATATCAAGGATAAAATTAAAAGAGTGCGTGAAGCTGAATCTCTTGACACCCCGCCAGCCAAATGTTATAATCCAATACCTGACGGCAAGCGTGGGAACTTGAAATTACCAAGAGGCTGCGTCTATTGTCCTTATAAATTAGAGTGTCATTCAGACGCTAATAATGGGCAGGGCTTGAGAGCATTTCAATATTCTACAGGATTAAAATATTTTACTAGGCTTGTCTCCATGCCTAAAGTTTTAGAGGTTACTTTTCGTGAACGCCAGAAAGTCTAAAAGAATTACTCGTCACATGAAGACACTTCTTATTGAGTGGGTAAAGACATTACTGCCAGAGGAAGAAGCTGCCAAGGTTTCGCTACAAAACATACAACATTTAATGCCAAAAGAGCAGCACTACTTCGCAGACAATAGAATATATTTAAATGCTTATTCCCCTAAATGGATTAAAAATGGAATCAAGAGAATACTTAAACAATATCCTGATACGGAAATTGAAATGATAACAATGGAAAAAATATTATGGACGATGAAACAGAAATCACGCTATCAGAAGATCACTCTTTAAAAAGCATTGTAATTGCTTTAGCAGGATTCCTTATGTCGGGAGGAAAGCTTTCTGATTTATCAGACGATGTTTTCTTTGATCTTGATAGAGCAGTTTCAATCGAATTAAAAGAAAGACAAGGACATACCCATTAAAAGAAAACCAAGAAAGATAAGACCTCAATATGATTCCAGATGGGAGGCTGGTCTGCATGAGAACCTTTTAAAATCCTGGCAGCATCATGGAGATAAGGTTCATTACATTATTGAGCATAATTACGAGCCTGACTTTATCAGGTCATTCGGGGATAAGACAATATTACTAGAAGCAAAGGGAAGGTTTTGGGATTTTGCAGAGTACAGTAAGTACAAGTGGATACAGAAAGCGTTACCAGAAAATACTGAACTGGTGTTCTTGTTTTCTAATCCTAATGCACCTATGCCCCAAGCCAAGCGCCGTAAGGACGGTACTAAACGAAGCCATGCTGAGTGGGCAGAGACAAATAATTTTAGATGGTTCACTGAACAAACATTACCAAAGGAGTGGAGATGATAATGTTAGACAGCGATTTAATGATTTCAAAAGATAGGCCGTATTCATACACATTTAATGAAGACGAGTGGATAAGAAACATTCAACAGTATATTGACATGACCTATAAATCACACTATGGGAATGGACGATACCAAGCAACCGATATGATAATTGATGCTGGACATGGTGAAGGGTTCTGCATTGGTAATATTATGAAGTATGCCATGCGTTATGGGAAGAAAGGAAATCAAAAGAAAGATGTGGAATTTAAAAAGAATTCTGAACTATTAAAGATTATTCACTATGCTATTATTGCTTTATATTTAAACGAGAAAGCTAATGGTTGAGTGGGATAGGAAACTTGAAAGAAGGGCAGGATTTTTAAGAAGAAAAAAATCAAAACAAAATTCTAAAAACAAGAGATTAAACAGACAGAAGAAAGATGAATCGAAATATAAAGATTTACTAAACAAAGAAAAGGAACATAATGAGTATTGAGTTGCCTACCAATTACCAGCAGTTTATACACTTGAGCCGCTATGCCAGATGGAACGAAGAGAAAGGAAGAAGGGAAGCATGGGATGAAACAGTATCCAGGTATTTTGACTTCTTTGAAAAACATTTAAAGGAAAACCATAGCACCAATATAAAAAATATACGGACTACTTTAGAAGAAGCTGTTCTTAATCTGGACATTATGCCAAGCATGAGAGCCTTAATGTCAGCAGGGAAAGCCTTGGAACGTGACCATGTTGCAGGGTTCAACTGTAGCTATCTGGCTGTTGATACTCCAAGAGCTTTTGATGAGGCTCTTTATATACTCATGTGCGGCACTGGTGTTGGCTTCAGTGTTGAAAGACAGTATGTTAACAAGCTGCCTGATTTACCAGAAGAACTATTTGATACAGATACAATTATAAAAGTAGCTGATTCTAAAATAGGTTGGGCTAAAGCTTACAAAGAACTCCTCTCGTTGCTTTACTCAGGGCAGATCCCTCAATGGGATGTGTCCAATGTTCGCCCTCATGGAGCCAGATTAAAAACTTTTGGAGGACGAGCCAGTGGCCCTGCTCCTTTAGAAGACTTATTCAGATTTACAATCAGTGTTTTCAAAGATGCTATTTCTATAGGGCATCGTAAGCTGGTTTCTATTGCTTGCCATGATCTGATGTGCAAAGTAGCAGAAGTTGTGGTTGTAGGAGGAGTAAGGCGTAGTGCTTTAATCTCTTTAAGTAACTTATCAGATGAACGTATG